CCCCTCTCGGGGCTTCCACTCAGCCATTGTTCTACTAACATGTATTCGGCGATTGCGGAATATATGCGTAGGCAATTGAGACGTGAGTCTCTGGCTGTGTTACAACCATGCCCTAAATGTACTAGAGAGTTTCCGAGATCCGGCGAAAGCCCTTTCTCGTCTGCTCCGAGGTACAAATTAGGATATGGCACTCTCTTTCCCTGTGACACGTAAGGAGGAACTTATGCTCGAGAAGGCTTTTGACATCCACTCATACGATCGTATCCCCCTTTATAGGGAGTACTGTCGTTTGCGTGGCCACTTGAACGAGTATGGACTCGATGTACTTGAGCCCATACCCGAACTCGAGAGTCAAATACTTGGGATTTCTCATCTTGAAGATGAGGTCTCACACCTTCATCGTGTATATGCTCTCCTTACAGGGGCATGTGGGATAGAGGATGACGACACACATTAAGGAGAAAACCTTCGTGTGTGTTGGTTGCTGCGCTAGGTGATGCAGACCTGGCCTCTAAGTACAGGAATCCTCCTGTACTTGAACGAATCGAGGTGCACAAGTGAGACTCCGAACTAAAGAAGATCTGGTTACTAAAACGTATACTGCTGAGTTCTGGAACGCTACCTCTCCGGGTAGTTATTCCATCACAAATCAGGACTACGTTGTAGGCCAGACCAACTCTACGTCGGATGTGCTGACCCCTAATTTTCATAAACGAGTAAAGGCTGGTGAGATTATCATCAACCCTTACAAGAATGTGAAAACTACCGTGTTCGAGGCGACGGAAGGTTTTCGTTGGAAGTCCTTAATTTCTTGGACTCAAAACGAGCCTTTCATCTACTCCGAACAGGACCATAGGGGACCTCAATTGACTTTCGTCCTTGATAGCCAACTTAAGTTTTTAAAGCCTAAGAAGGTTATCTCGGAAGAAGTCGTTCAGCAAGCACTTGGTTTAGCTGCTACCAAATCGCGGGCTGAGGTTAAGCAAGGAGAGGCCGAACTTTTGGTCTTTCTTGCGGAACTTCACAAAACGATACGGATGCTTGCTAATCCCTTACAAAACATGCAGAAGTTTCTAGACAAAGTACGCCTAGATAAACTTCGGCATAGGGATCCTTCCAAGCGCGTTCTCACACTGGGGCAATATATCTCCAGTGAGTGGCTCACTTACAGGTATGGCGTAATGCCTCTCCTGTTCGATATCGATTCGATCGCAAAAGCAATCGGGAAAGATAGGAACGGGAAACGTCACTCCGCCCGCGCTGTCGAAAGACGGCAAGGTGAATTGGCTATCCCGAACTTGTTGATGGAAACTGGGAGTACCAGCACGGTCTATAACGAAGTTTACACTGATCTCATTGAGATTAAGTGTGGTTTCGTTTACGCGGCTGAAATGACTCTGACAGATCACCTCGGATTAAACCTCCGTAGTGTTCCGTCTGCTGTCTGGGAGTTAATCCCTTTCAGCTTCGTCGCCGACTGGTTTCTCAACATCCAACACTTTGTTGGTGCCATCTCCCCGAGTGCCAGGGTTGATGAGAATGGTGGATACACTGTCGTTACGCGTACTCTTACAGCTGTACGCTCGATTGTGTCTTCTACCATCAAACCTTCCCATGTCACTCAAGCGACATTGCTGCGTCCGATGTCGGGCAGTCGTACCGTCATAGAGCGCACGAAAGTGCGCGACTTAGGCGTTCCGGCTGCACGTCTTGTATCCAAAATCGACTTATCCCGACTTAACTTTAAGGATAAGCGGATACTTGACTCCTTCAGCTTAATGTTCCAGAAGCTGGCCCACCGTTAAAGGTGGTTGGCTAGGGGGATTAGAGGCTGAAGAAACCCGCTTGACCATTTTGGTCTCGCGGAACCATCAGTTGCAGAAAAGGGAGTTATCCCAATGTCTCTGACAGTCAACGCCAAAACGTACTCCGCCGACTCTGTCGGTCCGAACCTCGTCAGTTACGCGGGGCCGGCCCACACTGCCTCCGTGAGCGACAAAATCGCTCTCGGCAGGACTAGTGCGAAGCCGACTTCGCTGTTCTCTGGCGTGGTCAGAACCGATGGAAAACTGACGCGTACGCTTACCCTCACGGGTGCCCTGACGCCCACCGGGACGGCCATCTTGGAAATCAAGACGTCCGTTCCCGTTGGTACGTCAGCGGCTGACATCGACTCGATGCTGAACGATATGGGGGCTTTCCTTGCCTCCGCCACGTACAAAGACATCGTTAAGAAGTCCGCCATCAATTTCTGAGGCGGGACATACTTCTTCGTGTGTCAAGTGCGCGGGGCGGATCTTTTATATAGCCAGTACTTTACTGTCTATATTTTCGACCCGTCTACGTTCATCCGGTATCCGTACTTTTGTCTTCTTAGGGGAAGTTCTTCCCTTGGTTGCTGAGGTTTCGGGTTGGTTCACTTTTGGTTTCTTAGTCGGCCTGGTCTTTGCGTTGTTACTAGCCCTAGGGTCTTTAGATCCTATCGCTGTACTCCGCTTGATCGGGAGACTTTAATTCCTTAGCGTCCCACTCAATCCCTCATCTTCCTCGGGAACAACTCTTCTTTGAAGTAAAAGCTGATACCGTCTCTGGAGATCGTAATGAAATCCAATGGTATCGATCGACGTCGCCTTGAGCAGTCGCTCGAATCTAAGTCGGAAGAGAGTTATCTCAACCTTCTTAGGTGTGTGCTGGACTCCTCCACGTTATTTGAAGAGGTTCGTCCTAAGTTTCTCGGAATTTTGAGGAACCGGGATTACCCCCGTCTTATACGTGAAGCTGATTCACTTGGACGAACAGAGTATCCGTCTATGGCGCAACATTACGCCATGAATCAGTTAGCCGCCTTAATCAAAAAGTACCCCTTTGGCGAGCTCCCCGGAATTGATCCCGAGAAGAACGCCATTGATAAATTTCACGCTGCCGAAAGGCTCTGTGAAAGGTACAATAAGATCTTCGTCTTAGAGCGCAAGCTCAAAAGACGTCGCGCCAGTTTTGACCGCGATGTCATGCGGTCATGGATTCGCAAGGTGATAGGTGAAAAACCTAACTTCCAAGCGATATGGCGATATTGCGGTTTTGGTCCAGGTGCGAGCGTTGGTGTAAGCGGTAATGCTACCCACTTGGCTCGGAAGTTTCTCGAGCCTCGTTGGTCCGTTACGCCGGCGGCATTTCCATATGCACTTGCTGCATTGAGGAGTGATCCTCATGTATGGGACGTTCTCCGCGAGGAAAACGAACCTTACATCTGCTTTGACCCAGATGTTTTTGAATCTCGGCTGAAGCAGAGAGTGCAAATGGTTACATACAACAAAATAACGCTTGTGCCCAAGACGGCTCTAGTTCATCGAACTATCGCCGTCGAGCCATTGCTAAATGGGTACGTTCAAAAAGGAATAGACGAGTACATCCGTCGACGACTTTTTCGATTCGGGATTGACCTTAAAGACCAATCCCGTAACCAGCGTCTTGCCCGTTTGGGCTCGATGCCGGATACGGACCCGTTTAGCACGATAGACCTTTCCTCCGCTAGTGATTTAATATCGCTAGAGTTGGTTAGGGATATCTTACCCCCCGACTGGTTTGCATTGCTTAATGCAACCCGGTCACCTGAATACGTCCTTGATGGTAAAGTTTATCGATACCACAAGTTCGTATCCATGGGGAATGGCTTCTGCTTCCCACTGGAAACGCTCATTTTTACGAGCGCTTGTGTCGCCGTGTACAAACGTTATCATCGTAAACTTGAACTATCGGTTTATGGTGACGACATAATTGTACGCGGGAGCCTCTCAGGTGAAGTATTAAAACTTCTCCGCCTGATTGGTTTTCGGCACAACCCTGATAAGACCTTTAGTCAAGGTCCGTTCAGGGAGTCCTGTGGTGCAGATTGGTACTTAGGTGAGGACGTACGTCCCGTCACCCTTGATTATAAGCTCGATTCTTTGAGCTCAATAATCACGCTCCATAATCTCATGCTTAGGAGGGGGAAGATTGGAAACCTTCTCTTCTCCGAAGCCCGCGAGTTTCTTCGCGGTTTGATCCCCTCAAAGCACCGCTTCGTGAGGCCTTACTTAGGCCAAGCGGATACGGCGTTCGAGGTCGATCTCGATGATTTTATGGCTAGCCCTTTTGCTTCTTGGAATCGGAAAACCTTTTCCTGGAAGTGGAAGGAGCTAGTCCCTTTGTCTGTCAGTGATGACAGCCTTAGGGAGAAACACGGATGGAGTGCCGTGTTGATGATGGCTGCGTTGCGGGGTTCATCCTCCGAGGCGCCGTTCACCAAGCGTAGAAATACGCGCACAAGGGTGAGAGAAGCTTCTCACCACGGTGGCTATTCAACTTGGCTACCGTCGCCATACGGGCGTCGTTGACACCCGATGGTTTGCCCGTCCCGCCCGCGGTAAAACGCTGGCGGTAAAGGCTTTGGAGGCC